CGCCCGAGATGCAGATGGCCAAGCAGCAGATCGAGGCGATGGGGCAGGAAATGGATCAGCTCCAGCACATGCTGCAGAACGTCGGCAAGTCGATCGAGGTGCAGGACTTGGAGCGCAAGAACTTCGAAGCCGAGATCAAGGCGTACCAAGCAGAGACACAACGTCTGTCTGCCGTGTCTGGCGCGATGACGCCGGATCAGGTGCAAGACGTCGTCATGCAAACGCTGCGCGACGTCATGAGCGCAGGCGACTTGGCGATGAGCGAAGGTGGCCTAGAGCTGCCGGGCGAGATGCCGATGCAGGAAATGCCACCGGAAATGCAACAAATGCCGCCGGAAATGGGTATGATGCCGCCTGAAATGGCAGAAATGCCGCCTGAGGAACCCCGACTATGAGCTGCGCAAACTTTGTAGGCATTCTGTTTTTAGGTCGAGATGTCGCCCATTCGGTGCATCTAAACACCCGCAGCTACGCCAAACACAAGGCGCTACGCCGTTTTTACAACGACATTGTTGACTTAGCGGACAAGTTTGCCGAAGCCTACCAAGGCCGTCATGGTCTGATTGGCGCTATCTCGCTGCAGTCGACCAAGAAGCCCGGCAACATCGTCGAGTTCTTGCAAGATCAGCTTGAAGAAATCGAAGAGATGCGGTACAAGGTCGTCGATAAGTCGGACAGCCCGCTGCAGAACATCATCGATGAGATCGTTGGGCTGTACCTGTCAACGCTGTACAAACTAAAGTACCTAGCATGACGATACCCGTATCTCAGACCAAATTTGGCAAAAACGAACCGTTTGAACTGCAAGTTTCACGCGGTGAAGTTCCCGATCATCGATCGGTGGTGGTTTTTGGCTACAACGCTGACGTAGACACGTCTGAGGTAACGGTATGGCCGCTGCCATCCATTATGTCGTTCCCTGCTGCTGCGCTGCAGATGAAAGTAAGCTCTACCAATGCCAACGATACGGCAGCGGGTACGGGCGCGCGCACGATTGTCATTCAAGGCTTACGCGGCGACTACACAGAAGTATCGGAAACAGTCACATTAAACGGCCAAACCGAGGTCTTAACGACAAACCTTTTTCTTCGCGTGAACTACGCGTATGTTGCCACCGCAGGCAGTACTAATTCAGCCGCTGGCGACATTTACATGGGTACCGGCACCGTTACGTCCGGCGTACCTGCTACGGCCTACAACATCATTAAATTTGATTTTAACAACACCGTAACCGGCCACTATACGATTCCTGCAGGATACACAGGCTATCTAGCTCAAGGACTTTTTTCGGCAGGTCAGGCTTCAGGTTCTACGCAAGTGCGCGGGCGGTTATTGACTGCGGGCACTAACCGTATTCGTCGTACAGCAGCGGTAACTACGGTCAATAACGGCGTAGCAGACTATACGTTTGAGTACCCAGTACTCATACCAGAAAAGACAGACCTCGAGGCCACAGCTATAGGCAGCGCAAACAACAACGGCGTGTCTTGCATGTTTATTATTGTTTTAATCAAAAACACAACGGGCTAATTATGGCAAATTACACCTATATCACCGCGTCGGCCAACATCAAGCCAATGGCGGGCAAGTTGAAAGGCATTTTTGTCAGCGCTGCCTCCAGCACCCCGACCATCACCGTTTACGATTCGGCGGCAGCCACGACGACTGACATTATTTTGGGTGTGTTTACCCCGGCGGCCGCAACGTCTTACGTATTGCCGCTAGATGGTGCGTACGCGAAAAACGGACTTTATGTGGCAATTGGTGGTACAGTTGCCGCAACAGTAATTTGGGAGTAAATTTGCATTAACCGTACTGGCACGGCAAGCCAGGGATTCTCAAGGGAATCGACAATGTCTGATGAAGTACAAAATGAACTAGCGGCAGTGCCCGCGCCGGAACCGGAACTAACGGCAGTACCGGAACCCGAAGTAACAGCGCCGGAAACTGAAGAGCCAAAATCAGCCAAGACCTTCACACAAGAAGAGTTGGACGCTGCGATTGGCAAGCGGCTTGCAAGAGAACAGCGTAAGTGGGAAAGAGAACAAGCTCGGCGACAGCAGGAAACTGCACCGCCCGCGTTAGCTCCTTCGCTAGAGCAATTTGAGTCGGTTGATCAGTACGCGGAAGCGTTAGCTGCTCAAAAGGCAGAAGAGTTGCTTGCTAAGCGAGAAGCTGAACGCGCTCGCATGGATGCACTTGAGGCTTACCACGACCGTGAAGAAGAGGCCAGAGGCAAGTACGAGGACTTTGAACAAGTCGCGTACAACCCGAACCTACCGATCACGACCGTGATGGCTGAGACAATCCAAGCGTCGGATGTTGGGCCAGACTTAGCGTATTACCTTGGCACCAACCCGAAAGAAGCTGATCGTATTTCTCGTTTGTCGCCGTATATGCAAGCCAAAGAGATTGGCAAGATTGAAGCTAAGTTAAGCGATAATCCGCCGGTCAAGAAAACGACAAGCGCCCCACCGCCGATCGCGCCCATTAGTGGCCGTGGCACTGGAGCCCCGGCTTACGATACAACTGACCCACGTTCTATTAAGAGCATGACAACGTCAGAATGGATCGAAGCGGAGCGCCAGCGTCAGATTCGGAAGTTGGAAGCTCAACGTAACCGCTAATTTTTTTAAGGACTATCATGGCAAACTCGATTCTTACTATCGACATGATCACAAGGAAGGCTTTGGAAATCCTTGAGAACAACCTGGTGATCACTCGTAACGTCAATCGTCAATACGACGATTCTTTCGCCGTTGAAGGCGCAAAAATTGGTTCGACTCTGCGTATTCGTTTACCAGATCGCGCTTTGGTAACTGACGGTGCCGCTCTGCAAGTGCAGGACGACAACGAACAGTTCACCACCCTGACTGTTGCTTCGCAGAAGCACATCGGTGTTAACTTCACCTCCGCCGAACTCACCATGCAGTTGGATGACTTCGCAGAGCGTGTTCTTAAGCCTCGTATTTCGCAGTTGGCATCCAGCATCGACGCTGACGTCGCTAACTCGTACAAGAGCGTGTTCAACTCGGTTGGTACCCCTGGCACCACCCCATCGACCTCGCTCGTTCTGTTGCAAGCTCAACAGAAACTGAACGAAAACGCTGCTGTGATGTCGCCACGTTACGCTACTGTTAACCCAGCAGCTAACGCTGGTCTGGTTGAAGGCATGAAGGGCTTGTTCAACCCAACCACTACCATCTCTAACCAGTTCAAGAACGGTATGATGGGCATGGGCGTGCTGGGCTACGAAGAAGTCAACATGTCTCAGTCGATCAAGCAGCACACCAACGGCGACTGGGGTACTTCCATCACCGTAACCTCGACTGTCACCACCGAAGGTCAATCGACTCTGCCAATCAGCTTTACTGGCTCGTCAAAGACTTGGAACGTGGGCGACGTGTTTACCATCGCTGGCGTGTTCGCAGTTAACCCACAAACTCGTGAGTCCACCGGCTCGCTGCAGCAGTTCACCGTAACTGCCGCTGCAACTGGTAGCTCCACAGCAACCCTGTCGATCAGCCCTGCGCTGTTCTCAGCAACCCAAGCACTGGCAACCGTTTCCTCGCTGCCTGCTTCGGGCGCTGTTGTGACCATGTTGGGTAATGCCACTGGTCAGTACGCTCAGAACTTGATCTACCACAAGGATGCGATCACTTTCGCTACTGCCGACCTGTTGATGCCACAAGGCGTGGACATGGCTTCTCGCCAAGTTCACAACGGTATCTCGATGCGTATTGTTCGTCAGTACGACATCAACAACGACCGTCTGCCTTGCCGTATTGACGTGCTGTACGGCTTTAGCACGATCCGTCCGCAAATGGCTTGCCGCATGTGGGGCTAAGCACTGGTGGGGGCTTCGGCCCCCATTGACGACTCTATTTGAAAGGAAATTATCATGGCACTTCCTAACGGCGCTAGTGGCTACCAGCTTGGCGATGGCAACCTCAACGAACCAGTCATGGGCTATTTGCCCGCTCCTCTTACGGAGGCTGGCACTTCTACCGTTACGCTAACCGCTGCCGAAGTAACCGGCGGCATTTTGATTGCTAACCCTGGTACGACTGCTACGACATACACGATGCCTATCGTAGTAACGTCGGGCGCTACTACTGGCGTTAACGATCTAGTGTCTAGCGCTAAAGTTGGTAGCACGTTTAATTGGACTGTCATCAACATTGGCACTTCTACGGGTGACATCACAATGGCAGCGGGTACGGGTACTGGTTGGACAATTGTTGGTTCTCTAACCATCACTGACGGTACTTCGGCTTCGTTTATCGCTCGTAAGACTAGCGACATAACTTGGACTTTGTACCGTGTCTAATGTAATTCCCGCCCTTCGGGGCGGGGTTTTTACGGGAAAAAATCATGCCTAATACCAAAGCTGTAGGCGTCGCTTTTAGCGACCCCGAACTAACCGCGGGCACTACCATCGCGGGCGCAACAATTGATAGCACCTCGAAGACGTTGTCCAACATTCCGAGCGGTCTGACTGCTTCGCAGCAGGGCGCAACGATTGCGACAACTGGCAACAGCGATGTTTTTGTCATCGCGCCTGCTGCTGGCACGCTGACATCTGCCGTTTTTTCAGGTGTAGACGCGCTAGCTGCTAGTGACACTAACTTCATTACTTTTTCAATTACCAACCTTGGTACATCGGGTTCTGGTACAGCCGTTATGTTGGCTGCTACTGACGCTAACACCACCAAAACCACCGGCGGCACTGCGCTGACTGCTAACGCAGCTCGGACTTTGACGCTGAATGGCACCGCAGCCAATTTGGTTGTGGCCGCTGGCGATCGTTTGCGTATTCGTGCTGCTGCATCGGGCACGCTTGCCAACACGGTGACGTTTCCGGTTTACCGCGTAAACTTTAGTGTTGCTTAATTAAACGGGGCTTCGGCCCCGCCTATCCTATGCCTATTATTTATCTACAGCATCCCGTTCACGGCTTCAAAATCGCCAGCATGGAAATGGAGGCTGAATTTGATGAACAAAACGGCTGGGAACGCTATAATCCCGACACGCCTTCGGCTCCCGAAGTAGCGGCGCCAGCTAACGCGCTGGATGTCAAACGTCGTCGTAGCCGCCCGCCTGTAGAGGTAGCAGCGGCAGAATAAGGAGCTTGAATGGCAACCGCCTTCGACCAGATTAAGGCAGCGCTTCGGCTGATTGGCCAACTGGCCGAAGGTGAGGAGCCCTCACCGCAGGCCGCTCAAGATGCGCTAAACGCCATGAATCAGATGATTGATTCGTGGAATACCGAGCGTCTGGCTGTGTTTTGTACTGAAGATCAGGTGTTCAACTGGCCGCCGGATCTAATCACCCGCACCCTTGGCCCGACCGGCGATTTTGTCGGCAATCGTCCTATTCTGATTGACGATGCAACGTACTTCCGTGACCCGCAGACCAACGTGTCCTACGGCATCAAGCTGATCAACCAGCAGCAGTACAACGGCATCGCGGTCAAAACGGTCACCAGCACCTACCCGCAGGTTATGTTTGTGAACAACACGTTCCCAGACATCACCATGACCATCTACCCCAAGCCAACGCGCGTGCTGGAGTGGCATTTTGTGTCGGTGCAGCAGCTAGATAAACCGGCGACACTTAACACCGTATTGTCGTTCCCGCCGGGCTACCTGCGTGCGTTCAAGTACAACCTAGCGATGGAAATCGCCAACGAGTTTGGTGTTGAGCCTATGCCGCAGGTTACTCGGATTGCGATGACGTCTAAACGTAACCTGAAGCGCATCAACAACCCAGACGACGTGATGTCGATGCCTTACTCGCTGGTCGCTACTCGCCAGCGGTTCAACATCTACGCGGGTAACTACTAAGCCGTGAAGACGCCGATCCTCGGTCAAGCCTACGTGGCTCGCAGCCTTAACGCTGCGGACGCGCGGATGATCAACTTGTTTCCCGAGACGGTGCCTGCGCCTGACGGCAAAGAGCCTGCGTTCTTGAACCGTGCCCCAGGCTTACGTAGGCTGGGTGTGGTGGGCACTGGCCCTATCCGCGGCTTATGGTCGTACGGCAATTACATGTACGCCGTCTCTGGCACCAAGTTTTACCGTGTTGACAGCAACTGGGCAGCCGTTCCGCTAGGCAATGTCAGCGGCACAGGGCCAGTGTCGATGGTCGACAACGGCACGCAGCTCTTCATTGCGGCTAACCCCGACGGCTACATCTACGACGCAGCTACTGAGGAATACGCCGAGATTACCGACGTGGACTTTCCCGGCGCGGTGACTGTTGGCTATCTCGATGGCTACTTTATCTTCCAAGAGCCTAACTCGCAGAAGTTCTGGACGTCTGAGCTGTTGGATGGCACTCAGATTGATCCACTGTCGTTCGCTAGTGCTGAAGGTATGCCCGACAACTTGGTGTCGCTGTTTGTCGACCATCGCGAGGTATGGCTGTTCGGCACCCAGTCGGTTGAGGTCTGGTACAACGCGGGCGACACGCCGTTCCCGCTGGCTCGTATCCAAGGTGCGGTCA